CCTTCCTCGAACTTAGCCCAAGCCTCTTTCTCGTTCACAAGCTTTGGAATACACGCCAGTTCTGACCTGTCGAGGGGCAAAGCTTAGTTGTTATGCTTTTGCACTTGGCGATGGGCAACAGCCAGAATAGATCATCGTTCATACCCCAGCAGGCAACGTAATCCACGCCACTGATAACGCGCTTGGGGATATTAAATCCATTGCCACTGCTGGTGGTGAAGCGATACTTGGTGCGCCCAGGCTCTATGGCTTGGGCGGTCTTAACCTGGATGCGGTAAAACTTATTATTTTTCTCTGCCACCACATCATACCCAGCAAAATCCTCGTAAGGCGTAAGTACGTTGTACCCGCACCGCAGCAACGCGCCGGTGACGCGAGCCACCCCAACTGCACCAATTTGGCGTGATGTTAATTTCATGCTTGACGGACTTCGGTTTGTGCTAGAGACTTTTTCCTATGAAAGCAATAACAACTATAACACTGATGGCGATGCTGATGGCATCGGTGATGGCTGATGAACTTGATGATGTATCTGGTGGAGTTTATGATTCTGGCTCGGCTGTTTTTAGTGGCGGCAAGGGATTAGCAATTACACAGCACGGCTTGTTGGTTGAGGATGGGATTCTTACCCTAACTCCAAAAGGTATTATAGCTCGTTGCGGTGATGTTTATTATGGCAATGGTCAAATTATGACCAAAAGCAATTTCTTGTTTTATGGTTCACAAGGAATGAAGGTTCAAGACGGAAACTATTACGCTGGGAAGTCTGGTTCGACATATATATTTTCCAACAACGAGGAAGAATAATTAACCCTGCCCAAAGGTTGACAATCTGTTCCTAATTCTAGCCTCTAAGCCAGGAATGAACTTCTTTCTAGCTGGGTTGCGTTCAGCCATGTTGTACTCATCCTGCAATTGAGCATCGCTGGCCGCACGCATTAACGCCCTTGGCTCGACCTGGTTGATCGCGGCTAATGTCTTAGGACCAAGCCCACCATCTACAGCCACCTTCTGCCCCAGCGTGTTCAATCCTTGCTGGATATACTTCGTTGCACCGCCCAGCCCACGATTAAACGCGAGATCTTGCGTGAATGGCTGGAGTTGTTGGGGCAACTTCTCAACGAGTGGAGAGGTATATCCTTGGATGTACTCTGCCGCTGCCTTCGCTCTTTCTTGCGCTGGGAGCGATGAGATAGCTTTGAATGCTTCTGGATGGTATCGGTCATTGATTCCAGCTACCTCGTATTTTCCTCCCATATCTCCAGATGGCAACTTGTAAACCATTGGATAACCTTGTGCATCTTTTCTTGCTTCCCAATCTACTGTTTGCATCGGCAATGGAAGCTGGCCTTGTTCTTGTGGCGTAGTTAATGGTCTTGCGTATTCACTCATAGGTTCAATGCTTGGTACTTGTTGTTGCTGTTGTTGTGGCGCGGATGCAGTTTGATCTAGCTCTCTGCGAATTGAGTCATCGCGCATTCTTGATTCTAAACCAGTTTGGCGAGAGACTGATCCGCTAATGTCAAAACGCGCCATTATCGTGAAATCCTCTTAGCAATTTCCTCTTTCTTTAGCTGTGCAGCAATTTCGGCAAGGTCTTCATCCTTATCATTTCTTGCGATGGCAGCTAAGTTTGATATTGCGGCAGGAATTGCGCTTGTTGGTATTTCTGAATTTCTTGCAAGCCAGCTTACAAACTTTGGATTTATGAAGGCTCGTCCAAGCGCATTGCCACCAAGAGCAACGGCTGCAATTCCAGTAACAATTCCGTATTTTCCAGCACCAAGAGATCCAGCGGTAGCAAGATAGGTCATTGTTTGTGTTCCGCTAACAGCAGTTCCAGCGGGATTTGCAAGCACCCTTGAACCTTCTCTAATCTTAGCAGCAGTTTCTGCAATTTTCTGCATATCGCGCTGGTACTTGTCTCCAAATCTTCCAAATAGCGTAGTCCTTGCTTCTGGACTCAACCTATTCCAATTGGTTAAGAATCTTTCAGTGCTGAAAACATCTCCAGCTTCATCTTGTTGCCCTGGCAACGCTCTCCCCATTCTTGATATAAACGAAGAAGCAACCGCTTTTTGCTCTGGTTCGGGTATGCTCTGCATAACAGTGCGCAATCTGGTTGCACCTATATCTGAACCTTCAAATGCTGCTCTAAATATCTTTTCTGGCTCGTTCTTGTTTATGAAGCTTTGGAGCTTCTCCATTCTTGAATGCAATGCACGGGTATATTTATTTGCCCTATTGAACGCATTTACGGCTTTAGGACCAGCTTCTTCTGCCGCTGCCCTTAAGTCTTCAGTTAGCGCACCATAAATCTTTTTATATTGCCCTTGCGAAACGGTTGACATCAACTGAACCGAGCTAAGTTTCTCGCCAATCTTAGAACGCAATCCCTTTAGAGCTGAAAACGGAATATCTCCCTCTGCGTTTAACAAGTCAGCCTCTAGATCACCCTTGAGCGCGCCTATTTCTTGACTCATTATGAGTTGATTTCTTGATAATGCTGGCGCGCCTTCAATTGGCCTTGAAAGCTGTTCAAGTGCGGAATATGTGTTGCTCGCCTTGACTGGCTTAACTTTTGGTATGACTGTATCTAAATTATTATATAATCCGCTTTCAACCGATCTTGCTCTTGGAAGAAACACATCCTCAACGCCTCTCTGGATTCCAGCACCAGCAATAGTGGGTTCTTTTACTCTTGATAATTCTTCAGCAATTTGTTTTGTTCTAGCACCTATTTCTGCTTGCTGGCTTATGGCTTTTTCTCTCATCATAGAAACAGAGCCTGGAAGTCTTCCAATTGTTGTCTCAAGACCCTGTATCACGCCACTACCAGTTGCTTGCCCAGCAGATGGCGTTGTTCCAGCCGCTGCAAAAGACTCGATATTTCTGCGTATTTCTTCTTGGCTTGCCCTTGCCCTACCAAGCTGACGCAATGATGCCTCGCCAAGAGGTCCAGCAGTTGGGATAATAGCACCAGCCAATCCAGCAGCCGCTTGTCCTACTGGACCTGCTCCAGCTTGTTCTGCAAGGCTAGATCCTATTGCGCTAGTAACTCCAGATGCAGCCTGCATAGCAGGGCGTTCGGTTAAAACTTGACCAACTCCACGCAATACTGGAGAGACAGCTTGCGTTGCCAATTTGCCAGCAGCCATTCCACCGCCCATTCCAGTAGTTGCCTCAATAATATTAGAACGCATCCTTTCGCCAGCAGTTACTGGACGAGGCAATCCAATGTCTGTCTTTATTTCATCAAGAAGTTCGCCAAGAGGCTTTCCTTGCCCAGTTAATGAAGAGTAAACCCTAGATCCAATATCTGTAAGAAGACCAGCCGTTGCACCAACCGCTGCACCTGGGATCGCTCCAACACCACCAAGCGTTGCTCCAATTCCAGCACCAGTAGCAGCACCAACTGTGATTGGGTTAATTGCTGCTCTTGCAGTAAGACCAGTTTCCCTTGCTAAAGCCTCACCAACTCCTTGTGGCTGTACAGCAGATTTAGCCTCAGAATAGTCGCTGATTACTTGTTCAGCTATTCTGTCTTGTTCTGCCTCGGAGAGATTGTCTGGGACTTCAATCTTCCCTATATTCTCAATCTCAATGAAGGCCATTACTTAACTCGTACTACTTTTCCAGTTGCTGGATCAGTTGTATATTTTCCAACCACGCCAGTTGCACCTTGAGCAGCTTGCCCTGGTTGAGCAACCCCAACATCAGATCCTTTCCCAATTTGAAGAGATTTTGGAATTTCAAATCCAGCCTCTTGATATGCTTGCAATTTATCCAAATACTCTCTTTTGCGCTGTGCTGTAAATAATTCAAGCCTCTGCCTGTAATCTCCAGTATATGGATCTCCAATTTCTTGTAAAAATCTTTTTGCCTCTTCATCGGTTACTTGCGCGCCAGACCTTGCTTTTAATATCTGATCTCTAACTCCAGCATACGCTTGATTCATTGTCGTGAAGTCTGGACTCATTCCAAAATAAGATTTCCCAGCCTCAATGCGACCAGAAACTGGACCATAAAGATTTTCGCTTGCTGTATCAAGTGCTTTTGCCCCAAGCTCAACAAGATTCTTAAACTCAACAAGATCATCTGCCTGCTTAATTGGAAGCTTCTTGAAATTATCTTTAGCATTTTTGAATTGCAAATCACGCATTGTTCTGTAGGCATCGGCATTATATTTGTCGCCAACTTGATCGTATTGATCTATTTGCTGATTTATTGCAGCCAATCTTTGTGCGCCCATTTGTGTTCTGCGAGTCATTAGGTCATTTACTTGATCCTCTGGAACTACTGTTGGCACAGCCCCAACTCCCTCAACTTGCCTTGTTCCGCCAAGTTCACCAGCCCTAGCGTAAGCAGCAGCCTTTTGCCCAATTGTTGCGTTTTGATCCTGCAAAACTCGCAATGAAGCATCTATGGCTTCACCACGTTTAATCGGATCTTCTTTGTCTATTGCCAATTGCACAAGCCTTGACCTTAATGCTCGCTCTTGCGCTTCTGATTCTCGAAGCTTCCTAGTTTCTGGTCCTTCAATATTAAAGCTTAGTCCCATATTTATCTCCTATCTGCTAAACGAAAAGCTTGGAATAAATCCGCTAATGCCAGAAGCAATTGCTCCAAAGTTCTGCGCACCACTTGGCTGCCTAGAAATCGCACCAACCTGCGCACCATAAGTATTAGACAAGTAATTAGCCTGCGATCCGTACAAGCTTGTAAACGCATTTTGCAATGCAACAGGAATTTCTGGGCTGGTTGTCTGATAGAAGTTAGCAGCCGTAGACGGTTGCTGGTTAAACCCACCAGGCAATGCCTGATTGGCTTGGATGTAGCTCTGCATCGCAGCCTGCTGCTGTGCTGTGCGTGCGCCAGCGAGGTTGGCGATGGAAGGTCCGCCAGCAACAAAGTTGGAAGCTGCACCCAGCCTGTTTTGACGCAATGCGTCACGGAACGCTATGTCAGCTTTGAGCGCGTCACCGCTGGACAAGCCAGATCCAAGGAAGCTCTGTGCCGCTCCATAGCGTGCCAGCTTGCGTTGTTCGCCAGCAGCACCGATCTGTGCTGCCTCTTGTACTGCTGGTCCGATTCCAAAGATATTGCCACGCGCAGTCTGCGCTGCTCTGGCGGCCTGCTCGTATCCACGCCGTTCTTCCGCACCAATGGTCGAGCCAAGGCGTAACTGATTAAGAGCCTCGTCCTCAATGGTCTTGCGGATTTGCTCAGTCTCTGGCGTGGTCGTTGCACCAATTGGCTCAGTAGCCATCTGGCGATACTGCTGACCCAAGCCAACCGCAGTGCGGTAAGAATCTGGATCAATCTGGTAAAGTTGTTGTGATGCGCGTTCTTCGGGTAGCTGGACGAAAGATCGGAAGGATGTGATTTCCTTCAGTCCTTCGGGGCTATCCATCGTGATAGGCGTGAAATTCTTTTGCATATCCTGCGCTTCAGTAACTGCGCTGGTTACGCTCTTCAAGTCATCGTTGAGTTGCTTTACAAATACTTCTGAAGAAGTACGCCTAGCATCGCCCGCTGGAAGACCAGCAAGAAGCTGGTTGGCCGTGTTGAGTCTCTCATTGATTCCAGCAATCTGAGCGTTGCCTCGATCAATCACGCTGTTTAGGCGGGATAGCTTTGTGTTGTTGTAATCGTCAACGATCTGCTGATCGGATACTTGGAAGTTAAGCATTGACCCAAGGTCAGACGATCCGTAGTTACGCCCAGCGGAAAGTTGGGATAGGGCTTGGTTGAACTCTGGACCAGCGTTAGGATTTTGCATTCCACCTCCACCAGCAGTCAATGCTTGGATTTGTGAGGCCAAAGAATTGCGAGTGGTTTCTTGGCTTGTGACATCGGAAAGACGTTTTTCGTAGGTGTCTTGTAGGTTCTTTAGATTTGATTGCTGTTGCTTTGCCACTTGATTTTGAGCTTCAACTATGTTCGTGTATGGAAAACCACCAGCGTTTTCATTGTAATAACGCACATCATTTGTTCCTGGTCGTGGTGACGGATAGGTAGAAATTGTTCCGTCCTCATTAACCTTGTATCTCGCTGGATACCTTGATGCCAATTCTTCTGCAGTACTTCCAATTCTTTTCATCCTTACGCCTTTAACTCTGGACTACCAATATTCGTGCCAATCGTACCATAGAAATCAACTGGTCCTGGCTGGCGATTAAACGCTACGTTCTGCTCAACTGAGCCGTATGGCGATGTGCCATAAAGACGCTCGAACTGCCTAGTCATCTGATCGCCTAATCCACGATTCAAAGCATACGCTTGAGGGCTAGTCTCATACTGCCTGCGGAGCGATTCTAGGGTGCGCTGTGGTCCGTATTGGCGTTCTAATTGCATCCCAGCCTGCACGCCTGCTTGTTGGTCTAGGGCTGATAACTGGCGTTCTAGGCCACGCTGGGCTGGCATATATTGCAAGCGAAGCTTATTCTCAAGCTCTGCCATTGCTGGGGCTTTCTCAATGTAAGTATCAATGTTCTTCCGATAAGCCTCTGCATTAGCTTGCGCTACCGCCGATGGATCTGGCGGGGGCGGAGGTGCAGGAATTGAAGGTCCTCCACCCATATTAAACTCTAGCCTTTCGCATAAATGTCATATAGTCGTAACTCCTTGGTTTACCAGAACGATTAAAGGTGATCCGCTTGCGAGGACCAAAACGCTGCCAAAGCAGCAACAGCAAGCATCTCAAGGATTTAGCACCTTTTGAGGAGATAGTCAAATCGACAAACACATTCTGACCATCTTCGCTATGCACATAATGGTTAGGCTCTTGCCCATCCTTTATACACCTAGCCAGAGCCACGCCTGCAATCCCATCCTTATCCTCGACTACCCCAACCATACCCTGTTTCTCAAACCAGCCAAACCACTCAGCCAGGTTAGGCCACATAGCCTCTGGAACACCGCTTTGCTCAATGTACTCAACAGCGGTCATATTGTTTGCTGGATCTGGACTGTATCTGGATTGGCAGCAGCCGTGATTTGGCGGATCGCCATCTTGTTTGCTGGCGTTGAAATTTTGATGTTCAGCAAACGCCACTTCTCGTATTTGCGCAGGTCACTGGCAAGCTTCTTTTTGACTGATGTTGGAAGGACTGCTGGCAGCGTGAATGGAAGAGTAAGAACCGAGCTTGCTATATTGATGTTTGATGCAACGTCAATATCGCCAACGTCAATGTCGCGCTGGATTGCCACAGTAGCATCGGACGAGAAAGAGTTGTCAAAGATAACCTCAAAATAGCTTCCGTATTTTAGCGAGAACGCATCACCAAAATTAAAGTCTTTGGTGCGGACGTATGATTGGTAGTCCTCGCCAGCGTCCTTATAGTCTTCAGCGGTAGTGCCAGCGGGAGACTTGTAGCCAGCGTACTTCTCAATGATACCATTGGTCTTCTTGAACATCGCCCTAGAGCCTTCTTGATTAAAGTTAGTCAGCGTAAACTGCATAACCTGCGGACTCCAAGTTCCCTCGAATGCGCTTAACGCAGTATTGTAAACCAAGAGCGTGTCGTTGTAATCGTTAGATCCAGTAGGTATTGCAAGGAAGTAGCGGTTGTCGTAGTAGATTGCAGTAGCCACTCTAATAGAATCCGTGTTGATGCTTTGGATAACATCCTTGACAACCTCTGAAATTGGTATGCCAACTGAGCTAAAGTCATCTGCTACAGACCGAACAAGTGATCTGATGCCGTTATCGGATAGGAACAGAATGTCGCTGCTTACTTGTACAGCAGTGCCAGTTGCCACGCATCCAGTATTATTTGAAATGATTGAAACAATCCAATCCGCACCAGAAGTGGCATCGCTTGGAATATCTACCTGGAACACCCTGCGCTTCTTGAATACGATCAGCCTATTCTTGTAGTAAGGCACAACTGCCGTAATCTGATCTCCGTCATCTCCGTTTACAACGATGCTGTTGGTTGATGCCCATACAGAAGGATCAAGAATGTCAGAGGCGTAAAGCGTGTTTCTGTTCGCACCAGATCCAACTCCAAACAATCTGTTTTCAGCGTTGACCAAAATCCTAATACCCGCTGGAGGCGCGCTGACTGTTGCTGTAGCAGTAGCACCAGAGCCATTGCCAATGATTGTAACGGTAGGTGCAGTTGCGTAGCCAGACCCGCCATTAACAACTGTAACGCCAGTAACAGCCCCGCCAGCGACAAGCGTAATTAACTCTGGCATCGTCCCGCCAAGTGTAGGGCCAGTAATAATTGCTGTTGCGCTGGTATATCCAGTACCACCAGTTGTTACTGTAATCGCCCTAACTTTGCCACCCTGCCTCTCAACCGCAGTCCCATCCCAAAAGTGTAGGTCGCTATCAGAATCAGATAGAAACATCTTGTCAACAAACTGTGCAAAAGACACCTCAATATCTTCAGAAACGCTGTAACCGTCTCGCCATTGGCTGGTGGCT